GTTTCCGACGGCCGTATCAAGGCCGACCAGAAGGACGGCTACCGCAAGCTGATGGATGCCGATGAGGCAACCACCCGCGCTCTCATCAACGCGATGCCCAAGGCCGCCAAGCCCAGCATCAACGACTTCCTCAATGGCGGCGCCGGCGCAGGCGAGGCCAAGGATCTGGCCCATATGAGCTGGGCGGAGATTGACAAGGCCGAGCGCCTGGGAGAACTCAAGGAAAAGTTCCCCGAGCTCTACAAGGCCAAGTTCAAGGAGGCCTTCGGCGTTTCCCTGTAAGTGTAACCCGTAATCCAATCTAACCATGGCAGTACAGAAAGAAATCTGGCAACGGACCATCATCGAAGGCCTGTTTGCCGACAACAGCTTCCTCTCCAAGGCCGTCAATGACGATATCTACGTCAACGAGGGCAAGAAGGTGCACATCCCCAACGCCGGGGCTCCTTCCGGCGTGGTGCTGAACCGTGACAGCCTTCCCGCAACGGTCTACAAGCGTACCGACCAGGACGTCAACTACGACCTGGACGAGCTGACGACCAACCCCATCCTCATCCCCTTCGCCGACACCGTCGAGCTGTCCTACAACAAACGGAACAGCGTTATCGACCAGGACCGCAAGGAGCTCATTTTCAAGGCCGCCGAGGCCATCCTGAAAGCCTGGTGCCCTGCCGCCGCCAACCGCGTGCTCACCACCGGTACCGGCGTGGCCGCCTGGACCCCTTCCGCCACCGGTCTCCGTAAGAAGATCACTCCGGAGGATGTCTCCAACCTGCAGCTCCGCATGAACGCGGACAACGTGCCCCAGACGGGCCGTTACCTGCTGCTCGACGCGCAGATGTACCAGCAGCTGCTGGACGGCATGACCCAGACCCAGGCCATCGGATTCTTCCAGGCCGCCGACGTCAAGCGCGGCGTGATGGGTATGCTTTACGGCTTCGAGGTTATGGTGCGCTCCACCGTGTTCCGTTTCGCCGCCGATGGCACCCTGAAGGCCTACGGCGCCGACGGTGCCACCACCGACGTGGCCGGCGGTCTCGCCTGGCAGCAGGACTCCGTGAGCCGCGCCCTGGGCGAGGTGAAGATGTTCGACAAGATCGACGATCCGACCTATTACGGTGACATTTATTCCTTCCTGGTGCGTGTCGGCGGCGCTATCCGTCGTTACGACAAGAAGGGCGTCTATGCCATCGTGACCGACACCGCCACCGCCGTGACCGGCCTGTCCCTGGACGACACCTCCATTGACGTGGCTAAGGACGGAACCCAGGATGTGACCGCCACGGCCACTCCCAGCTCCGAATCCGCCAACACCAAGTGGTCCGTGGTTGATTCCACCGTCGCCACCATCAGCGCCACCACCGGAGCCACCGTGACCGTCACCGGCAAGGCCGCCGGACAGACCGTCCTGAAGGCCACCAACGGTGGACAGGAAGTGCTGGCCATCATCACTGTGACCGAGTAAGCCTCCTTTTTGTTGAACCGAGCCGCCTCCGGCCCCATCGGGGGCGGCTCCCTTAAACAGTAAATGAAATGCTCCCGAGAGTAAAAATCAACTATTTGAACGGTCTGCTCGGCACTGTCCCGGATAACCAGGACGGCCTGCTCGGCCTGGTCGTGCTGGGGGCCACCGCGGTCTCCTCGACCTTTGTCCTGGGCACGCCTTACCGGCTGGTCCGCCCTGACGACCTTTCCGCCCTCGGCATCACCACCACCAACAATGCCCGCATCGTGGAGCTGGTGAAGCAGTTCTACGCGGAGGCGGAAGAGGGTACGCCCGTTTACCTTATCGGTATTGCGGCCACGGCGATGACCACCGTGCTGGATGTGGATAACGGTCCCATGAAGGCCATCCTCCAGCAGCTGCGCGGCGCTCTCCGCGGGCTTATCGTCGCCTCCGCGTCCACCGCTACCGTCACGGTGACGGACGGGCTGGATCCGGACGTGCTCACCGCCATGCCCAAGGCGCAGGCCCTTGCCGAGTGGGCTGCAGACAACTTGTTTGCTCCTATCTTCGTCATCCTGGAAGGACGCCATTTCACCTCCGCTGCAGATGCACCTGACCTTACGGCCCTGGCTTATAACCGGGTGGGAATTTTCATCGGAGACGTGGTGACTGCTTCCAAGAACGCTGCCGTGGGCACGCTGGCCGGACGCATCGCTGCCGCTCCCGTGCAGCGCAACATCGGCCGTGTGGCTTCCGGAGCCTTGGCGCCTGTGGAGATGTTCATCGGCTCCTCTACCGTTGACCAGGCCATGTCCGTGGTAGATGCCCTTTACGCAAAGGGATATATCACCCCGCGCATCTATATCGGCCTGTACGGTTACTACCTGGTGGATGACCACCTGGCCGTGGCCGGAACGGATGATTATGCCCATCTGACTGCCCGCCGGACCGTTGACAAGGCTGCACGCATTGCCTACATGACCATGCTGCAGTTCCTCCTGGACGAGATTGAGGTGAACACCGACGGTACCATGCAGCAGCCGGTTCTCAAGAGCTGGCAGGCCGCCGTCGAGAATGCCATCAACTCCCAGATGTCCGCCGCCGGCGAGCTCTCCGTAGTGGACGGCAGCGGCTGTAAGTTCTACATCGACCCCAAGCAGAACGTCCTGTCCACCTCCAAGGTGGAAGGCTCCCTGAAGGTCCGTCCATTCGGCTATGCCCGCGAGATCATCGTGAATATCGGTTTCCTCACCCAAAACAGCTAGTGCCTTATGTTCGACAGTAAAGAATACGAATGGGCAGACGTCACTGTTGTGATGGCTGGCCGGGACGTCACCGGCATCCGGGGCGTCAGTTACACCTCCTCCCAGGAGAAAGAGGCGCTCTATGCCAAGGGCAACAAGCCCCACGGCATCCAGCGCGGAAACAAGTCCTACGAGGGCTCCATCCGCCTCCTGCAGTCCGAGTACGACGCTTTGAATGCGGCCGCCGGCGGAGATGTGCTGGATGTGAACTTCAACATCATCGTGTCCTATGGCAACCCTTCACGGGGTGACGTCATCAAGACCGACCTTCTCTCCGGCGTGGAGATTACCTCCAAGCCCAAGAGCCTGAACCAGAACGACAAGTTCATGGAGATCGAGCTTCCCCTGGTGATGCTTGACGTCATCGAAGACTACCAGTAAGATGGAAGGGGCCGTCGCCATCGCGGCCCCATCCATTTAAACACCCTTCAAACACCATTTAAACACACACAGAACAATGTTTACCTACACACAGGAACAGCTCAAGAGCTGGAAAGAAAAATACGGGGAGGTCTTCGAGATCTCCTGCGACGACAAGAAGGCCGTGCTGCACAAACCCACCAGGAAGGACCTGTCTTTTGCGATGGCAGGATCCAACCAGGCCAAGGACACCGTTAAGTTCTCCGAGATACTGCTGAAGCAGTGCTGGATTGACGGTGACATGGAGTTCCAGACGGATGACACTTATTTTTTCGCGGCCGTTCCCATTCTGGGAGCACTCAGTGAAACGAAGGAGGCCGAGCTAAAAAAGCTATAGAGCTGGCCGACGGCCGGCCGGAAGCCGATATGGTGGGGTACTTCGATACGCTTATCCGATACTACCTTCACTTTGATCCGGACGGACTATCGGACCAGCAGTGGGCCCAGACCATCGCCCAGCTCAAGCACATCCGTCAATCAGAGAGTAACATCAGATGAACATAGCCCAATATATCATCGATATAGCCGCCCAGGGCGACGGGCAGGCCGTCTCCAGAATCAACCACGTACAGAAGAGCCTAGATTCGGCCGACCGCTCCGCCTCAAAGCTTTCCTCAAGCCTCACAAAAGGCCTTGGGCAGGCTTTCCGGTCGCTTCCGGGAGCGGAGTTCATCACCAACCCGATCGTGGCTATAACGGCCGGAATCGGCGTGGTGTCGAAGATGGGAATGGAGGCCGAGAAGACGGCCACTGCCTTCAACGTTCTGGTGGGAAGCGAAGATAAGGCGGCTAAGATGCTGGGCGAAATCAACAAATACGCAGATAACACCCTTTGGGACCGCAGCACTGCTCAGACGGCCACCCAGACCATGCTGGGTTTCGGCGTGAGCACGGAGACGGTGGTTGATGACCTCAAGATGCTGGGCGATGTGGCGATGGGTGATAAGAACAAGCTGAACCAACTGGCTCTGGTCTTCGGACAAATCAGTGCAGCCGGTAAACTACAGTCACAGGATCTTAATCAACTTATCAGCGCCGGTTATAATCCACTTCTGGACATGTCAGAACTCACGGGTAAATCCGTGGCACAACTCAAGGACGATATGTCCAAAGGGCTGGTGACTTTTGACATGTTGCGAGCCGCTTTCCAAAAAGCAACCGGTGAAGGCGGCAAGTTCAATAACATGACCGAGCAGATAGCCCAGACTTCATTCGGAGCCTTCCAGAAATTGAAAGGCAAGCTTGTTGGGACGCTACTGGAATTGTATGATGTAATCCAGCCCCTTATTATTCCCGTATTAGAAACTCTCGGGAAAGGCCTGGACTTTATCTCCACGGCAGCAAGCTGGGTATCCAAGCATCTGAAGGATCTCATGTATGTCTTAGGAGGCCTCACCGCCTCAATTGCGGCATATAATGTGGTTGCAGCCGTAGCAAAGCTTTATACCGAAGGATGGACCATAGCCACCAAGGCACAGTATTTTGCCTTGCTGCTCCTTGAAAAGGGGCAGAAGCTGGTAAACCTGGCTATGTCCCTCAATCCTATTGGTCGGGTAGTGGCGGTCATCACCGCTCTTACCGCGGCCATCATTTACTGCTGGAACAAGTTCGCCGGATTCCGGGCTGTCATCTTGACGGTATGGGATACGATAAAAGGATTCGGCGAAATCCTGAAGCAGTACGTATTGGACAGGATATCAGGTATTATTGTCGGTATCGGCCAACTGGGGCGGGCCATCGGAAAACTCTTTCAAGGGGATTTCTCCGGAGCATGGGAAGCAGCAAAGATTGGCGCTGCAGAATTGACCGGCTTTACCGCCACAAAGAATGCTGCATCCTCTGCCCGCGACCTGGCTACAGGCACGAAGGGAAGGTTTGGCGCCCATCTGGAGATTGAACGGGAAAAGCAGGCGGCCAAGGACGCCATCAGTGATCCCAAGGCGGCCGGTGGCGCGGCGGATGCCTCCTCTTCTCTGTCCGGCGGGAAGACTACCGCCAACACTGCAAAGACCACAGCCAACGCCATAACCACCGGCGGCACCCGCAACACGTCCATCGTGCTGAACATCGGGAAATTCTTCGAGGATGTGAATATCAACAACAGTGGCGGCCGTGACTTCCAGGAACTGCGCGACGCGGTTCTGGAGAGTGTCAACCGGTCCCTTGAAATAGCAATCAGTGCGGCACGATGACGGAATACAGGTTCATATTGGAAGAGATGTATCGCCAGATAAGGCGTCCATACGGCGTATTCAATCCGGCTCCGTCGGCCGGGATTACTCCTCTGATGGACCCGCTGGAGGATCTCTCGGATGAGCAGCTGGCCGACTTCCTGGTCACCAATGCCAAGGGCGTGCCCATGGTGTTCCCGCTGTATTTCTCCCTGGAAGGCGGTCCCTGGTGGCTGCTTCCCTATGAGCCGCAGGTGACCATCCAGGGCACCAACGTGCTGGTGAAGAAACAGGTGTCAAAGGGTGCCGTGCGTGGCACTATCAAGGAACGCTGGAGCCAGGGGGATTTCCGCATCGGCATCTCCGGCATCCTGATGGGAGAAAACGGCAAATACCCGTCCGATGATGTGAAGACGCTCCGCTCGTACTGCGAGGCCGGGAAGGTCCTTGTGAAGTCTCCCCAGATGGAGCTTTTCTCCATTACCCAGATGGTGGTGGAAGACTGGAGCATCCCTTTCACGGCCGGGCAGGCCAACCAGGCTTATACCATCAACGCGGTGAGCGACGATATCTACAAACTGCTGCTCAGGCGAGAAGACTTGAAACAGATTTAGTCGATGTTTACGATGAAGTTTGACATAGAGGTCGGCGACTACAAGCTGGGCATGGTGGAGAAAGTGGAGATCATCCGCTCCGTCGAGCAGCTTGCAGACACTGCCGTCGTCACTCTTCCCGGTGCTGAGTACAACGTCGCCCTTGATATAGAGGATAAGATTCACCGCGGGGACCGGATAATCATCAACCTGGGCTATGAGGAGATTGGCATGGTGCAGGAGTTCGAGGGCTGGGTGCAGCGCATCGGCTCCGACAACGGCGCCATCACCCTGGAATGCGAGGACGACCTTTTCCACTTCCGGAAGGCCCTGAAGGACCAGCAGTTTGGCAAAGTCTCCCTGGCAACCGTCCTGGACACTGTAGTGAAGGGTGTCGGTGGCAATTACAATATTGACTGTTCCTACAGCTGGACGTATGAGAAGTTCGTGATCAATAATGCCACCGGCTACGATGTCCTCCGTAAGGTCCAGGAAGAATGCGGGGCCGATATCTATATACAGGACGGCACGCTGCACGTGCATGCTCCGGGAGAGAAGGTGGGTAATACCATCATCTACGACTTCTCGCAGAATGTGCAGGACTGTGACCTCACTTACAGGCGGACGGAAGACCGCAATGTCCGTGTTGTCGTGAAAGCGCTCCTTCCGGACGGGAAGGTGAAAGAGAGGGAGTATGGTACCACCGGTGGTGACAAGGTTGTAGTGAAGTGCGCCTCCAGTGACGACGCTTCGATGAAGCTTCGCGGCGAGAGTGAGCACAAGCGGCTCACCTTCGACGGCTATGACGGCAATATCATCACCTGGCTGGTTCCGTATATCAAGCCCGGAGACAAGGCAGAACTGCATGACAAAGACTATGCTTACAAGGACGGTTCCTACTATGTAAGGGCCGTCACCACCGAGTTCAGCGCCGACGGCGGGAAACGCACTGTCGAGCTGGGCTACAGACTGACATAAAGGTATGACACAGGAGCAAAGGTTATTAAGGAATCTTCAAGAGGCGGTAGGGACTGCGCCCATCACCGTCTACCAGGGTATCGTCGTCTCTGTGGAAGATACTACCTGCACTGTCCGTTTCGGCTCGATGGACGTGTCCGGCGTCCGGCTCCGGGCGTCCGAAGCTTCGGATGATGCGCAGCTGCTCATCGTGCCCAGGAAGGACACGGCGGTCATCGTGGGGTCCCTCTCCGGAGACCTGGCCGACCTGGCCGTCCTGTCGGTGGATGCCGTAGACCGGATAGAGATCAACGGCGGGAAGCTGGGTGGCCTCATCAATATACAGGACCTGACGGATAAGATCAATGAGCTGGTGGACGCCTTTAACAAGCATACGCACA